CTACATAAAAGAAGTCCCTGTAAAACTCAGGGACTTAGCACCTAGCATTCGCTAGGGCCACCAGCCGCAATAATCGCGGCGAATCGACGAAGAGTAGGGACTTAACTAGACCCAGTCTCCGAAGCCAGACCACTGTTGGGTAACGCACTTTTTAAGGCGCGGTTTCCCATCACGGGATGCAACTCCGTGAAGCCACTTCCGAACCTGCATATTATTTCGTTCTAGCGTCGATAACTGACGCAGCAGGTAAGGTACTCCCTCGGCAGGTTTAGCAGGGTAACTATCATAAATAATAGTTACTTGCCATCCCTCCCAACCGTCGTTGGCCGATCTAGGCCGAACAGCGTCCCACTCAGACCAGAGAACAGCATCGCCAAGTTCACGAGGACCACGAAGGATCCTGCGTAAATCTCGGTTAAGCTTACCTACAGTAAAATCGTAGGCTGGTCTTAATGATGAGTCTAGTCCCCAGTCACCATAGGGCCTCGAAGCTAAAAGCTTGAGTCCATTGGCAACGGAAACTATTCTCTGAGGAGAATCTACACCCTTACGGATGTAAAAAGGGGTAACGTCGTAACCGGAAAAGAAGTGTTTTCCACAACTTTCACGGAATGGGCCGTGCCAGAAGCTCTTCTCGCTGTTGACAGTGAAGCCAACATAAGTGAGCAATTCTCTGACATAGTCCATATGCTGAGAGGGGAATATAAGATCATCCCCATACACAGCTAAACGACGATCTAATCCACCATAAACATCGAGGACCGAAGCTATAAGAGCCCAAAATAAAAGACTCTCTAGTTCAAACGTGAACCCGTTGCCCATGGAAGAAACCTTTCGGTAGAGATGTACACTACCGTCAGGTAGAATGCCGAACTGACTTCTGCAATGCTCAATCGCATCAGACCAGTCGGACGGGAGCATAAGACGAACGAACTCCAGTGAAACGGAGTCGGACGCCATACTAAGGTCAACTGTTGCAAGGTTGCCTTGGAAGCTCGCCACAAACGCCAGGTCCTGATTAAGGGTCTGGTCATCGAGGTTCACTCCCACCCGCTTCAACCGATTACGTATAACACCGCCAATACCACGCTGAACAAACATATTCATGTCTGGTTCAATGGCGATAACGCGATCGGTCTTAGCATTCTTAGGTACAGTGGTAACGCAATTTCCTTTGACGTAATTCATAATCGAGAAAATAAAACTCTCGAAGTCTGTCTCTTGTCGTAGGTCGCCATAAGTCAAGCACAAATACTCGTGCCAAACCGGTATCCTGCGAATAGCAGAATAGGCTAGAGCTGCGTTCTGGTAGGTCGTGTCAGGTTTATTCCTGAACTTATAAAAGGCATCACCATGGACCCTCCTAAGGCTTGTTGAAGCCCCAGGGCCGAAACCAAAGTGCCTTTCTGCGAGGTCCCAACTAAAGGAACCAAGAAGCCGCTTAATTTTCTTACGCGCCAAAGAAATGACGTCGTAATGGTCTAGCTCACCTAGCGGTGAGTGACCAAAAGCAGCTAACCGAGAATTACTACTCGCGCAGATATCCTCAGCCACACGGAACTTCCCGATAGCAACAGCCGCACGATCTAGGCCGGGTATCTCAAAAGGATACTTCGACATAAGACTGACGGCTGCATAGCGCTTACGGAAAAGCTCAAGGTCGTCGATCTGGTAATCCATCTCGATATCGACCAACCGCCTGTAATCCCCCTCAACAAAGAGGGACAGACAGTCCGTGGCAGTATCACCTAAACAGGTATAAACCTGTTCGGCAATACCGAGGGCCCAATTATACTTGCGACCACTCAGCGGAATTTTCCGCCGGGCATTGTCTTTCATAGGATTTTCCTTTATTGAAAGAAACAGGAATTCCGCCGTAAATTAAAACGGCGAAACCGTAGACTAGCGCGAATACGATGACGAAGATCCCTACTAATTTTGGCAGGGACTTCATCAGAACGGTGGCTCGAAATCTTCCACCGATTTTGTAAACATCGCATCGACGATCAAGTCCGCGAGCTGAGCACAAAGCTCAGTCCTGGTTGCTTTGGTGAGTGTATTCTGAAGGGTAAGGGTAATGTCGCAGGTGTTTACACCTTCGACAGACCCCTCCACCAGAGCACCACCAGCGGCCGCAGCCTTGGGCAGCTTCAGTTTCCACTGAATCTTGGTGCTGCCAACAGCTGTACCAGCTCCCGCACGGATGCTCTGTGAAAGAACACCGTAACCGTTCGGATAAGAACCCGACCGATCCGTCCACGTCTCGATTTCTGAGATGCGGCCGCTGGGGCTGTAGGCTTTTGAGTTGAGGGTAATTGTGCCATTTGCGGGCATTTCGTTCTCTTTATTGAGATTGAAGGACCTGCGAAACCCGATGCAATCCTGCAGTGGGCTCAACAGATAGCGGACTCAGCGAACACGGATGCTGCCGAGTAAGTCAAACGCATTCGTCAACAACGCAATTCCGTTGGCGACATGCGCACTACTGAAAGGATTCTTAAACGTAGGAATCCTCGGAAGGGGAGAACTGTAGTAAAGGCCGCGATTCATTGCAAAAGCCTTAGCACTACCAACTACAGAGTTACCTGTAATAGCATCACGAGGGTCTCCGGCGTCACTGGAGACCATCATGATAGAGTTCTTCCGAGTATATTTACCCATGGTACTCCTGGTTCCCGCTCGAAAACGCCAACCAAAGTCGGCGTCGAAAGCAGAGATCCAGTTGCCAACCGGAAGAAACCAGTCAACAACAAAGGAGTATGGAACCAATTCCCACAGTATTAGAGCTGGGTTTGTAAGGCCCAAACTGGAGAACTGTGCTAACGCGGGATGCTCGAGATAATAATCTAGGCGAACTTTCGCCTTTAACTCGAGGACTTCATCAACGTAACAAAACGCTGGGAAGCCAACTCCATCGGCATGCCATTCAGATCGAGTTTTCTCGGTCCTATTTGCAGTACCGACAACGTGAACCTTATAACGCTGAGAATCAGCGTCACGTTGGCTTAGTGCTTCCGAAGCACCACTCACGTCCGACATAAGCGGATTCCAACCATACTGAAGTTCAAGCCAAGCGGACGGATAAGAACCGTCTTTTATGGCTTTCCAAATTTTCGCCGGATTTTTCCGACGAAAACGCTGCACCTGTTCGGCGATACGGAGAGCGGAGCTAGTAATTAGCCTCGCGACCTGACCGCGTTCTGCAAATGCAACACCAGCATTAAAACGCTGGTTCTTCAGCTTTAACAGAGCCTTGACCTTTGCCTTTTCCAACAATTCATCGTCGGGGTAAGGGTAAGCCGGTAGACCCTGAATACCGATCACATCATGGCCAGCGAAGTAACTATGATCGCTGTTGTAAAAATCCATGCTGAATCGGGGTTCTCTCATAGACCTGCCCGTATGACCCCACGGTGTCGGTTCGCGCCAACCACTCTGATCTTTATATGAGTGTATTGACTCTGGCCGATCGCGGAGACCACGGGCGGACACTACGTTATCATACGTAAATGTCCCGACTAACTCCCCACTGCTGATGTAATCCACGGAGTAATTTCCTCTTTGGATATCGTCGTAATGCACAGCGGGAG